CCAATAGAGGTTAAAGGAAAGTCTAAACCATTACAGGTATACACATGGGGAAGCAATGAGTAAAGTTTTGATTGGAATAATATTAGTTTTAGGATTAAGTAGCTTTTTATTGTGGAATCAAAACTCTAAGCTATCTGCTCTTAACCAAGCTTTTGAATTAAGAAACCAAGAACAAAAACAAGCAATAGAATCATTACAAAATGATTTTTCTACACAAACAGAAGGCTTACTAGCCATACAGTCACGCAATCAAGAGATAGAACAAGAAATGTCAAGATACCTTGACATATTTAAAAGGCACAATTTAACTAAACTAGCAGCAGCTAAACCTGGATTAATAGAGCCAAGAATAAATAAAGGAACTAAAAATGTATTTGACAGCATCGAAGAAGATAGTCGCAATATCGACAATCTTGATGATGGCTTGCAGTTGCAGCCTGATACCAAGTAAACAGATAGAAGTTATCTCTAAGCCTATAGAAAGAACTATTGTTCAACCTATAATGCCTAGGCAGATAGATTTAAAAGACCCTTACTGGTATGTAGTTTCTGACAAAAATATAGAAGAGTTTTTAGAAAGAGTAGAAAAAGACCAAGGTCAATTAGTATTTGTTGCTATGTCTGTGTCTGACTATGAACTTATGTCTTATAATATGCAAGAATTAAAGAGGTACATAAATGAACTTAAAGAAGTTGTCGTCTATTATAGAAAAGTTACTACAAGCAAAGAGGAATAAAAAGATGAAAATATCAAAAGAAGGCTTATCATTAATTAAAAAATTTGAAGGNTGTGAACTAGAAGCTTATAAATGTGCTGCNGGAGTATGGACTATAGGTTATGGTTCTACTAAAGGCGTAAAAGAAGGTGACACTCTTACTGAANAAGAAACAGATAGTTTATTATTACATGAAATGGATGAGTATGAAGGTTATGTATTAGAAGCTGTAGAGATGCCATTAAGTCAACATCAGTTTGATGCAATAGTTTCTTGGACATTTAATCTAGGACCATCTAATTTAAATGCATCTACTATGCTTAAAGTTTTAAACAAAGGTGACTATGAAGATGTACCTGCACAGATAAAGCGTTGGAACAAAGCAGGCGGTAAAGTTTTAGAAGGATTAGTAAGAAGAAGAGAAGCAGAAGCCTTATTGTTTGAAGGCAAAGAATGGCATCAGGTGTAATAAATGCCATTAAGAAAATATGTATTTAGACCAGGTATAAACAAAGAAGGTACTAATTATAGTAACGAAGGTGGCTGGTTTGACGCAGATAAAGTTAGATTTCGTAAAGGTAGACCTGAAAGAATAGGTGGCTGGGCAAAACAAAGCACAGATAGTTTTATAGGCACAGCTAGAAAGATTTTTGTTTATAGAGCTTCAAGTGGTACTAACTATATAACACTTGGTACTCATCAAAAGTTTTATGTATTAGAAGGTAATGTTTTTTCTGATGTTACTCCTATAAGAGCTACTACAACCAATGGCATAGTATTTGCAGCTACTAATGGTAGTGCAGTCATAACAGCAACTGATGATGACCACGGAGCAGTAGAGGGCGATTTTGTAACACTAGCTGGTGCAGCAAGTCTTGGTGGTGCTATAACTGCTACTGTATTAAATCAAGAATATCAAATAACTGGTGTACCTGATGTAGATACATTTACATTTACAGCTACAGCAACAGCCAATGGAAGTGATACAGGTAATGGTGGTTCAGGTTCAGATGCTGTTTATCAAATAAACACAGGTTTAGATGTATATGTACAATCAACAGGTTGGGGTTCTGGTACTTGGGGTGCAGGAACATGGGGTTCTGCAAACGATTTAACATTAACTAATCAATTAAGATTATGGTCAATAGATAACTTTGGCGATGATACAGTTTTAAATCCTAGAGCTGGTGGTGTTTATTATTGGGATGAATCATCAGGTGGTAACACAAGAGCAGTAGATGCAACTACTTTATCAAATGCTAGCAATGTACCAACAGCAGTATTGCAAATTATGGTATCTGATGTAGACAAGCATGTTATAGCTTTTGGTTGTAATCCAATAGGTTCTACAGCAATAGACCCTTTATTAGTTAGATTTTCAGATACAGAAAGTATTATAGATTGGACTCCTACTGCAACAAATCAAGCTGGTGGTGTTCAATTATCAATGGGTTCTACAATAATAGGAGCCTTGAGAACAAGACAAGAAATACTTATATGGACAGATGCAGGTATAGTTTCTATGAGATTTGTAGGTTCACCTTTTGTATTTTCATTTAATGAAGTTGCACATGGACCATCTTTAATATCTCCAAACTCAGCAGTAAATGCTAATAATCAAGTTTACTTTATGGACCACGGAGGTTTTTATAGTTACTCAGGTAGTGCTCAAAGATTGCCATGTACTGTATTAGATTATGTATTAAGTGATTTAAATAAAGGACAAGCATTTAAAATATTTGGTGCTGTTAATGATAGTGCTAATGAAATAATGTGGTTCTATCCTTCAGGAGATAGCTTAGAAGTAGATAAGTATGTAATGTATAACTATCTTGAACAAGTTTGGTCTATTGGCACAACATCAGATAATTTTGTAAGAACTGCTTGGGATGCTGCTGTTATATTAGACCATCCAATAGCTGCAAGTAAAAACGATAGTACAGTTAATAATAATTATATTTATTCACATGAGCTAGGACACGGAGATGATGGTAGTGAATTTACTGCTTTTATTGAATCTAGTGATTTTGACTTAGACCCAGATGGAGAAAAGTTTATTGCAGTAAATAAAGTAATACCTGATGTTCAATTTAGAAATCAACAAACTACATCAGACGATGTAACTATTACAATTAAAGGTAGAGATTATCCATTAGAAGATTTATCTACCTTATCTACTGTATCAGTAACACCAGCTTCTACATTTACAAATACAAGAGCAAGAAGCAGGCAATGTGCTATCAGAGTGTCTAATTCATCTAGCGATTATGGATGGCGACTAGGCGATTTAAGNTTAGATNTAAGACCAGATGGTAAAAGATAATGGCAAATCCTAAATCAATAGCATTACCTTTAGCACAACAAGAATATAGTTCCGCAGATGAGGCAGTTACAAGAAGAATTATGGAGCAAGCAGTACAAGATTTAGCTATTGAAATAGATAAGCTACAAAAACTACAAAGCGTTGTAGTAAGTAAAGGTCTTAAAAGACATCAATTTTTATTAATGGGGATAACAGGTGGCTGATAATTTAAAAGTATTAGGTCAATTAGACCCAGCAGCAACAACAGTTACTACACTTTATACTGTGCCTGATATGACACAAACTACAGTTAGTTCTATTGTTGCAGCAAACAGAACAGGTTCAGCAATAACATTTAGATTAAGTGTTCATGTAGCTGGTGCTTCTGCTGATGATAAACAATATTTGTATTATGACAAATCAGTAGCAGCTAACGATTCCCTAACTATAGTAATTGGGATAACATTAAATCAAACAGATGTATTAAAAGTTTATACAAGTGCAGTAGACATGAGTTTTAATATGTTTGGCTGTGAAACAAAAGAGGAAGATAGATAATGGACATTCAACAACAAACTAAAAATGTAGCAGCTCAAGGTCGTTTTGGCGATTCTATGTTATTGCATGTTAATCCTGCAGAAGTAAAAGGACTAGCATCTGCTATGCCTATTACAATAAATCCAGAAACAGGACAACCAGAAGCTTTCTTACCTTTTCTAGCACCAATTTTAGGTAGTATGCTAGCACCTGGAGCTTTTGCTGCATTAGGCATTGGCGGATTATCAGCAGGAGCTATGGCAGGTATAGGAGCAGGTTTAGCTACATATGCACAAACAGGTGGTTCTGGTTCTAAAGCATTGTTATCAGGACTCACAGCAGGTATGGGAACAAAAGCACTAGAAGGAGTAGCAGCAGGAGCAGCTCCAGCTTTAGACCCAGCAATAGCAAATGCTCAAGTTGCTGCAGGTGTTGGCGATGTTGGTGTTACTACTTTAGCTAGTCAACAAGCAGCAGGAGCAGCAGCAGCAGGTCCTTTAGCACCAGGAGTAACAGCACCAGCATATGCAAGTTTAAATCCAGTATATAATACAGGTACAGCAGGAAGTTCTCTTAATACTATATTTAATCAACCTGGTGGATTTGATGCAGGTATGAAAAGTCTAGCAGGAGCAGCAATGACTCCTAGTGGAATGGTAGCAGGTACAGCAGCAGGTACAGCAGGCATTATAGCTTCACAAGAAGCATTTGAAAGAGAAATGATTCAAATGGGATTAGATGC